CCCGGTGAGCGACCCTGACAGGGTGGTGAACGACCCGCCATCCACTGAGTACGCGACCTGCACCGTGTCGGACCCGGCGTTCCCCTCGGTTGTGACGGTGACGCTGGTGAGAATCTTGTTCAACCCAAGATAGCCGAAGTCGTATCGGCCCGTGTCGAGCGACGCTGCGGCTGTCTCATACTTGTCGAGTTGATACCGCATCACTTGGGGTGATGTGTATTCGTTGCCGCGCACCATCACCTCATCGGAGAAGGCGACGCACGGCGCATAGCCAAGTGTTTCAGGCAGGCTCATTTCCCGCAGCAGCACGACAGCGCCGTCGGACTGGTCGTAGGCCCACAGGCCGCCTGCACAGTTGAAGATGATGCGGTCACCGACCTCGCCTGCCACATTCACTTGCGAGTAGGCGGTGCCGGTCAGGTTGCGGATAGGGCCGATGACGCCCTCTCCGGTCGGTGCCTTGAACCACAGGTAGCCGGATGTGTTGAAGCCGAGGTTGAACCCGCAGTAGTAGGTGTCGCGTGACCAGTAGACGTTCGCTGCGGTGGCGCCGTATGGAAGCCTTCCAACGACCGACCCTGTCTGTTCGGCCACGTTGAACTCAAAGACCCACCCGGCATAGTTGGCCCACACCGGACCCACATCCGACATCGCCATCTGCCGGTATATCGCCATGCCGTTGCCATACAACAGGGTGTCGTACTTCTGCACATACGCCCCTGTGTCTGTGTCGATCAGATACAGGCTGCCGTTCCGCACCCCGTAGAGTTCGCTGGCGAACATCCCCAACTGTTCATACCCGACACCGCCGAACGCCGACGACGACACACCTGGCAGGATGCGGTAGAGCTGCGAGTTGGTGGACAGGTACACATAGCTGGGGGTTACACAGAGGGAGTCGATGTTGCTGGTGCCTGTCCCACCGATAGCGTGCGACTGGTCCCACACCTCCGTTGAGGTGTTCCACTTGTAGAGGTATCCCGACGCGTCCGACGCTGCATACACCCAGTGGATGGACACATAGGTGTACGAGGAGATGCACAGCCCGTCGGTGAAGTCTCCCGCCCCCGACTCCTGTGTCTCCGTCTCCAGCGGCATCGCGACCAGACCTGACCCGTCCGACGCAGGGGACAACCCGTCCGAGATGTTGTATTGGTCGCGGTCCTTCCACCGCAGGTCGCCCTCACCCGCCGACCAGTCCGAGATTGCCCATGTCGCCACCGTGTCTTCCGGTGCGATCTTCGCATCGGCACCGGGAATCTCCTGCGACTTCGGTGTCACCGGCACATAGTCGCGACGGTACCTGTTGTCCGGCTCCACCGTGTGGGCCAGCCGGATGTCGAGTGAACCCAGCTTGCCCTTCTCGTCGTATGCCATCAGAAGGCTCTCCGTCGCTCCCGTTTCCTGAACCGGGGCGCCGGAGGCACATCCAGCAGGAGCTGACGGTGCAGGGCGTCCCTCATCCGCAGGAACTCAGACATGAACCCCCGGTAGTCACGGAACTCAGACCCCTCAGACTGCTGGTTCACATCGGTGCCGGGCTTCTGCCGACGAGGCACCGCCCTGAGCCCCGCCGACAGCTTCCCGACAACCGCCCACGGAATCATCTCCGCAATCTCGTCTGACACATTCGCCAAGTCGTTGATGTGTGGGCGCCGCTTCGCCGTGTAATACACCGTCTCCGTCTCATCGAAGACACGGATGAGCCGCAGCATGTTGCTGTTCGTCGTCACCGCCGTGTTGATCTGCCGCTCCACATCCCACATCTTCACCGACAGCGGATACCACTTGCCTGCACCGTCGAGGTTGTATTGCGACACCCGCACCACATCCTCCACATACAGGTCGAGCGGATACACGGTCTGGCCCGAGGTGAACGACAGCGTGTCGTGATGCCAAGTCCACACATGCGGCCACAGGTCGTTGCGTACCACCTGTGTGATGGCCCGCTCAATCTCTATGCGGGGGAACATCGGGTTGCGGTAGAACACATCGGTCGTGTCGTAGACGGAGGCGGCGGTGGTGCCGCGCTGGGCTCGCCGCACCGTTGTACCGCCGTCCTCCACGATGTAGACAATCTCGCCGTCTGTCGCATCCTCGGCATAGTCGCCGCGCTTCCACATGGACGGCGTCGCCCATGTCCACGAAGTGTCGCCTGTCCCTGACACCGACGAACCGACGGTGTCTTCCTCAGGTCGCTCCGCTTGGGCCAACCCGTACAGCATCCCGTAGATAGATTCGGTGAGCGCGGCGAGCGTTGTCATGGCATAGACGGCTTTCCCAGCCACATATCGACGTTGTTCCCACGGTCCCACTTGTCTCCGTAGACATTCTCAGTGGCGGTGCGGGCAGCGTCGCGTGCGTGCTGCTCGATCTTCGACGCTAGTTCGTCGTCGGACAGATGGCCGTAGGCGTCGGGGTACGAGTTGCGGACGATCTGCGCCATCAGCGCAAAGTTCTTCCGGTCGCCCTTCGCCCAGTTCCAGATCATCCCGTAGATTTCCTGCGCCACCTCACGGGGCGGCATCGCCTGGGCGATCTGCTGCACACCGGGGGACGACACCGACACCGTGTCACCCTCCGCTTCTACCGGCTCCAACCCGACGGTGTGCGCCGTGTTCTGTTCTCGGATATGCCCCTTCGGCAAGGTGCGCCGATGCTCCGCAATCTCAGCGGACGACATCGGTTTCCACAGTCCAGAATCAGACGCCACTCAGAATCGTGTCCTTCGTGTTGAGCCCGACCGTCGGTGACTGGTCGCTGCCTTCCACCTGAGCACGGTGCGTCTCCGAGCAGTACCCGTCGTACAGCCACCTGTGGAACTCGTCCGAGGCGGCAGGTCGGAAACACCCGGCCCGTGGACACAGGAACGGGTCGGTCAGCTTGAACCCTTTGCGGGTGTAACGGACGATCCCGTCGGCCAGCGACCCGGCCATGTTGTTGATCTGGTTCTCCATCGGAATCTGCTCAATGGTCGGCATCCCGTTCCGCATGATGAACAGCTTCACCCTACGGGCAGGAGGCTCCCCCGGCTCCTGCGCCCGAGCCATCGCTTCCTTCGTCTTCAACGTGTTGATGAGGTCGTCCAGAAGCTCAGGGTGTTCCTTGATGGAGAACACCGGCAGGCCGTCCTTGGCCCTGTTCCGGTTCTCCTTCTTGAACTCTGCCTCGGCACGGTTCAGCCAGTACGCCTCACCCTCAGGGGTGTTCTCGGTCAGCCACTTGACCCGGTCGTTCAGCATGGCCGACACATCACGGGTCGGCTTCAGCTCCTCGTTCTCGCGTGCCAGGCGGGCCGTCTCTGCCTCAAGTTCTGCGATGCGGCGACGCAGCCCCTCATCCGAATCGGACGGCACGAAGTCGGCAACACCGCTGCTTCCCGTGGCCGGTGCGTCGAACGCCTCGTCGGTGTCGCCTTCGCCAAGGTTGCCCCACTCCTGCTCATGCGCCCACTTCGACACCGTCACCGCGGAGAACCCGAGCCGCCGCCCGATTTCCGCGAACGACTCGCCCTGTTCCTCGTACATCTTGCGCCCACGGGCCTTGTCGATCTGGGTTGCTCTTGGCATCGGTTGTTCCTTTGGTTACGGGGTGGGGGGAGGGGGCCGAAGCCCCCATCCCCACGCCTGGGCTTACGCTCCGTCGGAGATGATCCGCACGCCCGAGGCATCGTCCGTCTCGCCCACCGCATAGGCGGCGGTGACGACGATTTCGGAACCGCGGAGGGAAGCGTCGCGCTCCAGCTCAGGCCGGATCGCCCACTTCTCCACGAACCCGATTGCCCGGTTCGGGGCGTACATGCCGTTCTCCTTGTCGGAGTTCCCATCTTCACCGACGAGCGGCGTGATGAGGGTGTTGACACCGTAGAGCTGGCCGACCATGCCACCAGCGCCTGCACCCGGCAGGTCGTTGGATTCGGCGCGGACGCCCTGCCCCGTGTTCGCCAACGCGGGGAACGTGGTGCCGATGTCCCCGATGAGCTCCTTGTAGTAGGTGTCCGTGTGGAGCACCGCAACATAGGGGCCGGGAACCTTCGCGCCCCGAAGGTACGCGATCGCGTTGAGGAAGAACGCCTCGGTCATGTCCGTGTTCGTCGTACCAACAGAGTTGGAGAACCCGGCCATGAGAGCGACGAGGTCGGTGGTGCGCTTCTCAGCGACTGCCTTCCCCGCTTCCTCGCCGTAGTGGGAGGCACCGACGATGCCACCCATTGCCATCAGGTCGGTGAGGGTGAGCTTCAGCCCGACCTCTCCGACGGTCAGCGTCACGGCAGTCGGTGCGAATGCCGTGTTGGCGGTCAGATCGGTGCCTTCGGTGAGGGCCGCCGCCGTGAGGGCGGGGGTCTTCGGGAACCGTTCTGCATTGGACGCCCAGTTCGCAATCGACTTGACGATTGCGTACTGGCGCATGTCGAGCGAGTCGTACAGCGCAGAAATAATGGAGTCTGCGAGCAGACGGTACTCGTATGAGTATTCGCCCTGGAGGTTGTTCCAGGTGATCTCATTCGCCATGCGTCACCTTCCTTTCGGAATGGCTACCCCGGTGTGACCGGGGCAGCGGTGCGCCACTCAATCAGCCCTTCCCTGTCCAGCCGTTCGATCGCTGCCTTGTCGTTGGCGGCGATCAGCGCCCGAATCTCAGGATCGGTCGTGCGGTACTTCTTCTGCCCCGGCGGCTGACCCTCACCTGACGGTGATGGGCGTGCAAAGCCTGGCGGCTGGACCGCGTCGGGCATCGGTGTGGTGTCGGCGGGCGGGGTGGAAGGCGAAGGTATGTCGCCGCTCGGGTAGAGCCGAGCGAACTTCTGGTCGAGGAACGACCCGATGTCTTCGATTTCCCCAGCGTTCTGGCGAATGGTGGGAAGCGCAATCTCAGCAGCCCAATCAGGGTCTTCGACATGCTTCGCTTGGAAGTGGCGACGCGCCTTGTCGGCAAGACCGAAGTCAAGCACCGTCGCTTCTAGTTCACTCACCCTTGCCTTCAACTGGTTCCGTTCGTCCGTCATCCGCTGATGTGCTTCACGACTGACCATGTCTGGAAGGTTGCTGTCGGTGGTGTTGTCAGGCGGCACTTGATCCTCCTTGTGCCATATGGCGACACCGTCGTGAGAGGTACACGACGGCGCATCTGTCCGTCTGCCCGTTCACCCTTTGCTGCCGTCCCGGTGGGCGAGTCCCGACGGCGGGTGTCCTTTGCATCATAGGCACAGGGTCATGAGAAGTCCGCGAACCCTTGCATGATGGGCCGCCCACGTTTGTCGAGGAACGACTGGATCGTCGTGTACCCCTGCGCCGCAGCGGAGCGTTCCCTAGCGAACTGTTCCAGAATGGCATTCACCTCAGACACCGGCCTGCCGTTCGTCAGCGTCTCCCCGAACATGGCGGCGATAACGTCTTCACGGGTTAGACCCATCTTGTCAAGGTTGAGCTCGCGAGAGTTGCGTGCCAGATAGGAGGCGGCAAGCTGCGCCTGGCGTGAGAACGCTTCCGGCGACTGGATGGTGTCGGAGGTGCCGGTACCGAGCTCCGTCGCCAACTCAAAGCTGATTTCCACTCCTTCGGTTAGCAGCGCCTGGAACCGCAACGCATCGTTGATCGCCTCAAAATAATCGGACGGCGTGTAGCCGGGGTCAAGCGTTGACACGTTCTGCTCTAGCAGGAAAGACACGAAGTCGTCGGCAGAGAGCGGGTCGAGCCCCTGATAGACGAGGATGTCGTTGATGTTCTGCAACGCCTGCGGGTTGGCCCGCACCTGCTTCTCCAACTGCAACAGTTGATCGACCTCGGTCGGGCTCCACCCTGAACCGATGAGGCTCGACACATACTCCTGCGAAGTGTCGGTTCCCGGCCCGCGAGCCGACAGCAGCGACGACCGTATCTCGCCCTCCCGGTACACATATTCGTTGACGGCATCGACCCATGAGGTGGACCCCGTCTGCTCTTTGACGACTTCGATCCCTTTGAACCGTGTCTTGAACGCGTCGGTGCTCGACAACGCACCGTAGATGCGTTCCGCTGACCAGCCCTCGTTGACCCCGTTGACGAAGATGACCATTGCCTCGTCGGAGGCCATGAGCCACGCCGGGGGCGATTCCAACCCGAGGGCTGCCATCTCACGATCAAACTCTGACTGGAGCGAACCCGTTGCGCCGATAATCTCATCGACGGTCCCCGCCATCTGGACATCGAGGCTGTCGAACTCTGACTTGGAGACGGTGGACACGTTGGGGAAGTAGCCGATCCCACCGAAGATGGCGTTGAGTGCGGCACGGTCGCCTATCTCGTAGCCGATCTGGACGCCGTACACATCCCCGACGAGGTAGAACACTTCAGTGGAGTCGGTCCCCGGCACATTCCCGCCGCTGTCTGAGGTGACACGGATGAGCCGCATCCCCCGTGGGATCGACACGTTGTTGATCTTGTCGGTGCCGGGTTCGCCGCCACCGGGGATGGGGGGGATGTCGCCGCCGTCGCCGGTGGACGGCGGCCCGCCGCCTGTCTGTGCGGGGATGCCCGTTTCCTCATCCATGTAATACTTTTCGGCGGCGATACCGAAGTTGGTGGCGTCCTCACCGAACCCTTGCGGGTCGGTGTCGTACCAGTAGGACCGTGCCGTCGGGGTGTCTGCGGAGGTGATGATCCCGTTCGCATAGGCGTAGTCGATGAGTGCCTTGCGCTCTACGGACCCTGCCGCTGTCGCCAGTAGCCCTTGAGTGAACAGGTTGGCGTACTCGCCTTGGTTGACGGACGCCGCCGACAGGTAGTAGTTGATGTCGGAGGTCTGGTCCCCGAGCACATCGCGGATCAGCCAGGTGAAGAAGGTGCGGTTGTCAGCGTTGGTACCAGGCACCGACGGTGCAGCCGGTGCCGGTGCCGGTGCCGGTGCCGGTGCCGTGCCTGGTGTCGTGCTCGGCGTGGCGGCGGGCTGTGTCGCGGCAAGGTTCGTGTAGTACGTTTCGGCGGCGTTGGCGAAGTTCTGCACATCGCCGCCGAGGTCGGCAGCGGAGGTGTTGATCCAGTAGGACCGTGCCGCGGCGGTGTCTGCGGAGGTGATGATCTTGTTCGTGTACGCGTAGTCGATCAGCTTCTTCCGTTCGGCAGAGCCGGGGGCGGTGCGCTGTATCGCCAGCGTGAACAGGTTGGCGTATTCGCCGCTGTTCCCTCCGGCGCCGTTGACGTAGTAGTCGATGTCGGAGGTGGTGTCCTTCAGGACCGTCCGAATCAGCCACTCGAAGAAGTTGCGGTCCATCAGGTCTTCCCTATCCCCGTGTCGGCCATCTTCTGTGCGAACTTCTGTGAGAAGGTGCCTTGGTTGCCTGCGTACACCTCGCGGATGCTGCCGACCCGTTCAGCGAATCCCTTGGTGCTTTGCCCTGCACCCATGCCTGCTTCCAGTTCACGTTGCGTCACCCTGCCAGAGAGGCCGTAGCCGGAGGTGACGTTGCGGAACCCGGCGAGGTATTCACCCTCGGTCTGGAACTCTGGCTTCTTCTGGTACAGCGTCTGGTACCGCTTGGTGCTCCGCAGCTTCTCGGTGAGGAACGAGTCGAAGTCGAGCCGTCCGGCCTGCGCCATCCAGAACGCGTTGGCCTCGTTCGTATATTCGGTGACCCACTGGTTGACGAGGGCGTCGTCGGCTTCTTCCAGCAGCCAGCTCCGGTACTTCTCTGTGACGGCTTGGGACAGTTCTCGCCGGTCCCACACCTGCGTGGTCCGGCCTGTGCCGCTGCCGCTGCTGCCCCTGCCGCTACCTGAGGTGGGGGCGAGGACTCCGCGAAGCTGGTTGAACTCGTCTTGCGTATACACGGGTGCGCCGCGTGGGCTATAGGGGATGTTCCCCACCGCAGGGACGATCCCCTTCGTCGGGTCGTTCAGGTAGTAGACCGCCCGCCCGTCTTCCCCGATGATGCCGAACACGTTGGGAAGCGCAGACATGCCAGACGCAAACGTCGTGATGGAGTTGACAGCGACATCCCAAGAGAACAGCTCTGGCCCAGTCGGGAACCGCTGCCCCCCACCGTAAGTTTGTTTCCACAGTTCAGCGAGGCCGTTGATCCGTACCCGCAGGTCCGACTTGTTCACATCGTATGCCTCAGCGAACCGAGACGCGACCCAGTTGTAGTCCTCCACCCGAGTGGTGTTGTAGACAGGGATGGACCCCCCGCCAATGGCTTCTTCCACCGCCTTGGTGACCGTGTCGGTCAGGTCAAGGGTCAACCCGTAGCCATCCGCAGTACCGCCACCCGTGCCAATCGGATTCCCAGATCGGCGCGCTTGGTCCTTCTCAAACTGGGTGATACGCGGCGGCCTGGTCGATGTCGGCGGTGACGGCTCAGGCTCAGGCTGCTGCGTTTTCGGTGTGCCGCCTGGGCCGCGCGTGCCAATGGTGGCGCCGTACCAGACAGGAAGTTCGTCAGGATTCGCCATAGTTCCTCAGCCGTTCCTTCTGATCTGCGAGAATAGCCGCATAGTCAGGCACGGTACCGCCAACCTTCACGCCCCGTTCGTTGGTGCGGCTGAACTGGGTGATGTCCCACAGTGGCACCCCGTCGATGTAGGCGATGACGAGCGGTCTGTCCCTGTGGACGATAACACCGTCCTCCTTGGTGAACGCGGCTGTCCCTGTCCCGAACGTGTCGGGCTGCCAGATCGCGAATGCCACATTGTCAGCGTTGCGGATCAGGGCAGCGAGCCCGTCCCGTGAAGCGGCATACCCTTCCTCTCCCCGCTCGGGTGCGTTGATGCCGAGCAGCCGCACATAGGCGACACCGTCGGGGGTAGGCATTTCGATGGTGTCTCCGTCCACGACCTGCAACAGCTTGGGGTCGGCAATCTCGGTGTACGCCTTCGTGTCGTTGAGCGGCGGCGGCTGCGGCGGCTCCCAGTTGAGCGGCCCCAACATGCGCCCATACACAGAGTTCTCGTAGTCCTTCTCGTTGAACGGGTTGAGGTCGCCGTTCACCCCCAGCTTCCCCAGTGTGACCGCGGTGCGGAACCTGGACCGCAACTCGTCGGGGCTGTACCGGGTCGTCACCTTCGTCTTCTCACCCGTGACCGGGTCGCGTGGCCCGTCTTCGACAACGTCGATGTACGGCACATCCCACTCATCGAGCGATGACCACCCTGCTGCCTTCTGGCCGACCTCCACCGCCTTGTCGAAGTCCTCCCGCAACTGCGACCCGTAGTACGACAGCGGTTGAGAGGCGTCGAAGTCGGCCATGTCGAACCCTTCCACGGAGCGGAGCCGGTGGTACAGGGCAGTCGGGGGACGGTCATCTATCCCGAGCTTGTTCATCTTCGCTTCCAGCTCGTTCGACAGGTCGAACTCGTAGGAGAACGCACCCTTCGACTCTTGAATCGCTGCCTTCAGCCGGTAGACGGGGAACTTGACAGCCATGCCGGACTCCAACGCAACGACGGCTTCCTCGGGGAACGCATTGTCGCCTTCGGTGAAGGCGCCGATCTGCTTCAGCCAGTCGCCGTTCGCTGCCCACCACTCCGGTGTCAGGGTGACAGTGGGCGGCGGGACACCTTCGTCGGGCCGTCCCGCCAACCCGACCTTCTCCCCGTTCACCATCACAGACTGGGCTGACAAGTCCAGCCCCGTACCCTGCCGGTAGATCACATCAAGGTATTCCCTCGCTGCCCGATGCACCGACATGTGGGCGTCGTATCGCCAGTCGTTGTCGTCGCGGTACCGCAGCCACCCTTCCTCCCGGCCACGGATACGGAGCTCCCTTGCCCGTGCCACATCGGCGGTCTTGATGCGGTCCCCTTCGATAGCGTCGCGTGCGTCCTCCGGTACAGCGGAGATGCTGGGGACGTAATAGTGGGAGACGAGGTTGATCGCGAAGCCGGGGTTGCGGGCGATGAACTCTGCCCGTTCGTCCGGTGTGGCGTACTCCAGCACGGCAGCCATGACGTTGTCCCCGAGCAGGCGCCGGTCGTCAATCGTCGCTTCACCCGATTCAAGCAGCGATAGGCCAAGGTTGATGGAGTCGCGGAGGGCGTCCGGCAACGAACCGGAATCGACCCATCCGTCCACGAAGTTCCCGATAGGCCGCATGGAGTCGATGTATTTCCAGTCGGACCCTGCATACTGCGGCGACCCGGCGATCTTCAGCATGAAGTCCTTGGTTGATTCCTGAAGGGCAGCGACCGTGGCCTGCTGGTTCAGCACTTCCCACTGGCGCATCGCTTCCGACCCGCCCGACTTGTCCGGTGTCGTCGCCAGCCCGTTCTCGTTGAGCCAGTCGGCGTGGCCGATTGACACATAGTCGGTGCGCCACGGCGACATGGAGGCATCCAACATGCGGTCGTTCATCCACTTGTTGAGCGACCGCTGCTGGGCAGGGTCCAACTCCAGCTTCGGGTCGAACCCGAGCGCCGCATACCCGTACCCCATAAGGGCAAGGTTGTAGAAGGCGGCGACGGTGTTGCGGATCGTGAGCCCACCCGACGGGAATAGGGCATCGTCCAGCGCAGCGACCCACTCAAACACATCCTCATATGGCTGCTGGTAGATGGCAAGGTTCGGCTGGAGTTCTTCCAGCACGCTGCGGGCAACGTCGTACCCCGGCACATCTTGGATCAGAGGTGACGCCAAGAGCCACGCCGGGATATTCCCCATCTGTGGCCCGAGGTCGATCAGGAGCTGATCGTCCAACGATGTCGGCAAGAATGAGAAGTTGTTGACAACCCCTGCCGGGGTCAGCGCCCCAGGCCGCTCATCCGACTCAGGGTCGGTCAGCATTGCGAGGTGCGCCATCCGGTCAACGAGACGCAGGTTGACCCGCCCGACCTGCTGGCCGGTGACAAGCTGGGTCGGCTGGAGCAGCTTCGTTGTCCACCATTGCAGATAGTCGGTTTGCGCCCTGCCGAACGGATAGATGCGGGCCATCTTCTTCCCGAGTGCAGACGACGCACCGAACGAATACATCATGTCGTCGGCGGCGAAGTTGGCGTATCGCATCGCTGCGTTGTGGAGGTCTTCCTCCAGCACCATCCCCTGCTGGGAGATGGCGTGCCGGATCGTTTCCGACCTGCGGCCCTGGTTCATCAGGTACTGGGCGTGGTACATGTCGGTGGCGAGGCCGTTGTCGAGCAGCCACTGTTCCGAGATGATGCGCCCCTTGTACGCCTCGTCGTAGGTGCCACGCACCCAGTCGTAGTAGTGGTCGTAGAACACTGAGCCGCGGCGTCCCTGCGGCTTCCCGTACAGCATCTCAAACCCGCCACGAACCGTCCTGTCGATAAAGCCGGTGGTCTTCTCTGCCCCCTGTGCGGGGACATGGGGGAGGCGACGCCACATCTGTGCGCCCCAGTCGATGGTGGTGTTGTTCGCCGCGGCACGCAGAATCTCTTGCCTGAGCTGGGCCTTCGTCAACGCCGGGGTTTCCTTCATCCCCTGCATCCAGACTTCCAGGCCGTTGGTGATCGTGTCGTAGGCGTTGCCTGCGGTGATGGGGGTGTGGTTGTAGGTGGTGTTCTTCGCCAGCTTCACACCCTCATCGTTCCACCATGTTTCCCACAGGGCTCGCCGTTCCGCGTCGTCGGCGCCGTTCATCACAGCACGGGCATACGCCTTGAACACCGGCTGCTGCACGAGCGAACCGTTGACCCACCGTTCAGCGTGGACCCACATGCCCCGTTCGCTCGGCAACACCATCGACCACGGCATGGAGCGAGGCGCCATCACCGACCCCATCGCTTCACGGGAGAACGCCCGTGCCTCAGACCCGACACCTGCACCGGGAATCTCACGCCCCGCCACTTTGCCGGGGGTCGTGGACTTCAGCAGGTCCGTTGACATCCCGGCGTCCTCGTAGAAACGGATGACCTCATCCAAGCTGGACCGGAGCGCGGTGAGCGGGTTGAACAGCACCGATGCAGCGAACGCCATCTGGATAAAGTCCATCGTCTGTTTGACGCCTTGCCCCGCGGGGGACTTGATGGCCGCCCATGTTGCCCGTGTCGCAGGGTTCCGTTGGAACGAGTGCCAGATCAGCAGCTCATAGGGTGACACCGGCAGCGCCGTGGTCCCTGCCTGCGGGTTCATCCCGATAGCTGCCATCGCCGGTTCCAAGTCACCGAACGGCATCAGCGCAGCGGCTTCTTCCTTCCCCTGCATTGCCCCACGCTGCCCCACCACCATCGACCAGTCACGTTGCGGGAGGCCAGGCACGAACGGGTGCGCCAACGGGTTCCCTTGACTGTCCACCGCGACCGGCACACCCCAGTCGTCAGCCCACTCGTCCATGTAACGGTGGATGAGGTCTTCCAGTGTGGAGCGTTCACGCCCCGGCCCCTGCAAGTGTTCGATCTGTGCTTGGACACGGGACAGTTCGTCCCGCTTCCCCGCCACGACCTTCAGCCGCTGATCGTACGCGGGGCCGACACCGTCGAGGATCGCCTGTGCGTTGTCTCGGGCTTCGATGGCGGCAGCGCGGGCCTGCTCCAGTTGAGCCCGCGTGTTGATCTGCTGCGTCCCCTGCCCACGCGTCGTGGACTGCATCGTGGCGTCACCAGGCGGCAGCTTTGCCAGCCGCTCGTCCAGCGCCTTGACCGAATCGTCGAACTCTTTCACCATCTGCCGCACCCGAGGTATCTGTGTCACCTCGTCAGGCATCAGCGACAGCGACAGGTCGTCAAGCTCTTGGCGCAGCACCGACGCTCGGCCCTGGAGCAGCGCCGTCGCCTGGTCCCCTGCCCTGTACGCCTCGTAGGTATCGACAGCGCGGATGATGTCGTCGGCGTAACCATCGACGTCGTTGAGGCGTCGAATCTCAATCATGTGGAACATGTCGTCAAGGAAGCTGCGGTCAGACAGCGACGCGTAGCGGCGGGCCGACGCCCGCAGCAGCACATCCTGTATGAAGGTGCGGGCCTTGGTGTTCTCCCCTGCCAGGCGAGACATGCTGGCAAGGCCCATCGTGGTCTTGCGGCGCAGCGCCCGAGCGGGGGCAGCAGGTATCCACAGCCCGCCGTTGACCGGCAGCTCGTAGCGAAGGACGTCGATGACTTCCTCCATCGCTGCGACCCGAGCCGACTTCGTGGTGAACGTCTCCCGTGCGATATCGGTAAGGCGTTTGATGGCAGGCGACGACAGGCCGCCTTGGGCGAGGAGCGGCACTGTCCGCACCGAGTTCCGCTCAACGATGTGTTTCGCCGCCGACATGATGGGCCGCGACGACAGAAGCCGCTCTGCCCCTGCCGTCGTTGTCACGCCCCGGCGCAACGTGTTCCACGATGCGTTGCCGCCCAATGTGGCATAGGTGAGCGGGTCGTAGGCGAGCGACGCGCCGACGTTCACCCATGCGGCAAGGTTCGACTCAGGGTCGAGGTCGTAGTATTCGGCTAGCGTCCCGATGTCCAGCACACTCTCCTTGTACGCGTCGATGGCTTTGGGGAGTCCTTCCTGCTGGATGTCGGCAACCATCGACTGGAGGAACGCCGTGTTGAGGTTGATGTTCGGGTCAACTATCTGGCGAATCTGGTCCCACACATACGGGTCGGACAGCGCCCCGACACCGTTCTCGTTGACAGCGTCGGCCAGCCGTTTCCAAGCACCCATGTCGGTGACATCCTGCGCCACGATCCCTATGAAGTGGATGGCACGGTCATAGGCCGACAGCACCTCCAGCGTGGGCGGTGCGATGTCTTCTTCTAGGAACCGGCCCAACCGGGACTGGGTCCGTGCTCGTTCCTCGGCGGCTGCCTGCAAGTCCTGCACGGTTTCCACCGCAGCAGCCTGCTTGACCTCGTCGGGGATTTGCCCCCATGCACCGATGCCTGCCTGGACGATCTGGAGTCCAGTGGCGTCGGGGTTGTCCGCAGCGTATTGCCGCATGAGGTACACCAGCGACTGGTCCGACTGGGACTGGAGCACAGCGGGGAGGTTCTGCATTTCCCGCATAGCGTTCTGGTCTGCGGTGCGCTGCTCTGCGCTGGGGTTCGGCAACTGGGCTGACCCCTGCGTTGCCGCATATTGGGCCTGCATGTCCGCGATGGTCTGTTCGGTGTTGTGCGCCCCGAACTGTTCCACCCTTCGGATGATGTTGTCGGTGGCTTCGATGAACGCACCCGCCAAGTTCTGACGCCCAGGCACCTCGCCGGAACTGGGCAGGATGGTGTGCCGCAGCCCCTTGTCTGCAAGCAGGTATTCGATGATGACATCGGTGGGTGTGTCGAAGTGGGTGCCGGGGTCCAGCTTGATGAGCACATCGGTGTACGAGTCGGACCCTTCGTCTTGGAACCGCAGCGCCAGTTCGGTGTCGGTCACCTCATAGCCGATGCGTTTCCCCCGTAGCCCGTTCAGCTCTGAGGTGGACGCCAGGTTGAACCGGGTGATGTCCTCGTTGCTGCCTGCGGCGAGGACGGCCCGTTCGATCTCTTTCCTGCGGTCACGGTTCTCGAGGAACGCCGCCTCAAACCAGTTCTGGTTCTGTTTCGCTTCTGCGAACACCATCGCCGCGGTGCGTACTGCGCCACCAGATTCCATCCATGTGTCGATCGCGGCGTCGGCAAACACTTCGTCCTCGGGGACGCCCCCCATCGCATGGATGACGGCGCGTTCCTCCAGCATCTGCCCGGTGGTCATACCGACATGCCTGATGAACTTGCTGGTGCTCATGCTGGTCACCGACTGCGGGTCGGAGTTCTGCATCACCATGTTCATCACTTCGTTCTTGACATCATTCGGGATGTCAACGAACGCTTGGAGAAGCTGGAACTCCAGAGTGGTGGCGTCAGCGTCGGACCATCCCACGGGACGCTGGGACAGTTCCTGAAGGAACCCTGCACCGAACTGCTGGCGAGCTGCTGCCGCTCTTGCAGACGCCTGCTGATGGTCGAACGCTGAGGGGGTCAGCGGCGGCGGCGCCGGTGGCTGTGACGGGACGCCTGTCTTCGCCAGTTCAGGGTCGGCGGGTGGCGGCGTGGGAGGCTGAGACGGGACGCCTGTCTTCGCCAGTTCAGGGTCAGCGGGTGGTCGCCGTGCCAGTTCGTCGGCAATCGGGTCGATTGCCATTAGCCCTGTTCCTTATAGCCGTCCATGCGGGAGAAGATTTCTTGCATCACTCTGTTCTGCGAGTCCCGCACCTGCTGGAACGCGACCTGCCGGGGTGGTGCCGACACGAAGTTGGGGTTGGGCTGCCGGTTGGCGAACACGTCGAACGACCCCAGGTCGGGGGGCGGCGCCCCGGCAGGTTGCGGGGGCGCAGGTCGGACGCCACCTGCCGGGGCAGGGCTGGGTGCAGGGGACGCAGCAGCAGCGGGGGGAGCCCCACCCTCCGATGAGAGGGGGACTCCCGCTGCCTGCATGGCTGCGACATTTGCCTTGCGGGCGCCATAGGGCTGCCCGGTCGGCACCATGTCCTGTGACGTAGCCACAGATCATCTCCTGTCAGTTACGGGGAAGCCATGCCTCGTAGTAGTCGATGTCGAGTTCCAGAGTGGCGGCGCCACCCGAGTCCTGCCAGTGGACGATGGAGCACTCCATCGTCTCAGCGGCGCCGAGCAGGCAGTCGATCTGGCCTGCGTGCTCGTCGTCCACATACAGATCGACCAGCGCAGGGCCGCCGTTGGCGTTGACCCCCGAGAACCGGAGCTCCAGATCGTGCCATGTGTCGAGCACCATCGTGGTGCCGCTGGTGAGGGTGGAGATTCTCGCCACCGCCTTGGTTCTGTCACCGTTGGTGGATGCGGTGTCGAACGAGAGGACTCCGGCGTCCGAGTCGATCCACACACCGACGGTCGGTTCCGTGGCGGTCACCGAGTTGGAGAACCCGATGCGGAAGTTGTTGCCTGCGAGCTGGTTCCCAGCGACCGACGGGTACCGGACGCGGGTGCGGACGATCTGGTCCGACCCGGCAAGGACGAGGTGGTCGGGGTGGAGCGTGAACGCTTCACCGTCACCGTTCGCGGTGCCTGCGGTGGTGACACGGAGGACACCGTTCTGCGCGGCGACATACGACGGGGTCGATGCGTTGCCGATGGTGGTCATCTCCCAGCGGAGCTCACCGACGGAGGCGTCGGCTACCGCCGAGTTCGACATGAAGTCGTCCTTGATGTGGGTGCCGTCGAGGACGGAGGTAGGGATGAAGTCGGGCATCAGTTTCCTTCTTTCTTGGGTGCTGGGGTCTTGGGGGCGGGCGGTTCCTCCACGATGATGCCCGCGGTGGCGAGCAGCCCGTCGGTGAGCCACGCGTCGGCGTGGGCCTTCAGCACGGTCGCCTTGCCGTCCACGAACCGGATCGGGTAGGCGAACCCGTGGGGTGAGATGACCGTGTCGTTCCATCCGAACCGTTTCAGGGTCACAACTGGACCCTTCTTCAGTTCCTTGTCTGTTGGTGCGTGGACTGTGTCCATCCTGTCTCCCTTACGCTGCCGTGTTGCCTGGTGCCGTTTCGCTCACCATACGGCGCTGCCGAGAGGGGAGCATCTTCTGGAGTTCGTTCCCGATGGTGGGCGGCATCGGCTGCCCTTCCGCGTTGCCGGGGATGCCGCCGGATGCGAGGGACCGCATCATCTGGATGGTGTCCGGCTGGCCTCCTGGCGCCTGACCCGGCACCGGCCCAGCGAGAGCTTCCATCTCCTTGATGGTGGACAGCACCGCCGACCGTACCGTTTCACGGTCGTCGTCAATCTTCTCCACGAACCCTTTGAGCGCCCCGAGGTCGCCCTGCTCGATCCGCTGCGGCAGCAGCACCTTGTAGAACAGGTCGGTCAGGTTCTCAATGGCGATGTCCCGCTCCTCCTGCAACGCGTCGGGGGTGACCCCTGCCTTCTCCATGAAGGTGCGGAGCGAGATGGCGCCGAGGTTCTTCGCCATTGCGAGCTTCGTCATCCGGTTCTGCTCGTCAAGGCCGGTGGAGTCGCCGTAGGACACCTTGTTGCGGTAGTCGCCACCGAACAGCTTGACCGGGTCGTACTTCTCCACATACGACCGGACGCCTTCCATACCGTGAATGCGCTTCTCACCGGGACACCACTGTTCATCGAACGCAGCGAGCAGCTTGTTGGCGGTCATCAGACCCGACTCCATGTCCTGCTGCGCCCACGCCAGTTCAGCGTTGAACGTGCCTGCGAGAGCGACGACACCCTTGGCTGACACGATGGATGCGTCGGCGTCGCCGGATCGCTGCACCGGCCACGACGCCTGCCGGTGCGCCGACGAGATGAGGCTGGTCACAGTCTGCTGTGCCTCAAAGTTGACGGGTGGCCGGTCACGCAGGATCGCCGCCCTGCCGTCGCCTGTGCCGCGGAGCACAGCGGCAGGACCGTATTCCTCCGCGTTCTCAATGTTGTCGAGCACGACGGGTGCGTAGATGTTCTGCTGCATGTCGTCCAGCAACCTGGCTGCGAAGTTCTGTGCAGTCTTCAGGTTGGGGATGACATCCTCCAACGCTCCCCGATACGACCCGTCATGGGTGATGCGCTTCATCTCCACGACAGGACACAGACCGAGCCGGTGCTCGACAGGTTCCGTGGCCCACACCATGTTCGACCCGCCCACCTGGTCAATCAGTCCACGGGGCAGCAGCGACCTGCCCTGATGCTCCCGAGGCAGCAGCGAGTCAGCGAAGGCGACACCCCACATCGTGGAGTCGAAGTACCAGCACTCCTCCAAGAACTCTGCATCGTCCAGCCCTTTGGCCGAGCGGTATCCCGAGAACTCGCGGAACGCAGGATGGTCGTCGCCGTACTCCGCTTTCAGTTCCTTGACTCTCCGCTGCCGGAGGAACAGCACCTGCACCATCCTGCCACGGGAGTCATGTGCGAGCGGATACGCCTGCCGCGGGTCCATGTGCATCAGGTACGGGGCCCGTTCCGCGGAGGGGCGCACCGACCCGTCGCCGTTGTACCACTCAGCCCACGGCGCCAGATAGGCGGCGCCTGTGTGGAACCAGTCACGGTACCCCATCTTCAGGAGGCGGGGCATCTCCGAACGGTCCCAATACGACTGGTAGACCCGCTTCCGTTTCTGCGCCAGCCGTTCACCGCGGTCCTCGGCGGTGCCTGGCGGCGGCGGCACATAGATGGCGGGGACACCGGCACCAGCGGTCGCGATCTTGTCTTCCAGGGCGCCCTTGTAGACGTTCTCCACCAGCGGCTCAGACGGTTCGTCTTCACCGTCGTCCCATATGATGTTCCACTGGTCGGCGGCGATGGCGTCGTTGACGCGTATCTGCGCCTTCCACTGTTGATGTTGGTTGATGCCCGTGTCGCGGGCATGACGCAGATCGTCAACCGTCAGAGCCATAGGTTCCTCCGAGCACCATGCTAACCAGCTCCTTCATGGACGGCGCAGCATGTTGTTCCCGTTCGTTGATGTAGCGGCGTTCCTTGTTGCGTGCCGCCATCCGGTCCCACTTGCGTTGCACCGCGGCGGGGACCGGCATGGCCTGCATCGGGTTGATGGAGGTGCGGCGCTGGAGCAGTTCCAACGCTTTGACGAACCCGACCCACGCTGCCATTGCGAGGTCGTCGGGGTGGCCCTTCAACGCTGCCCGTGACAGGTCGAGGGCTTCCTTGCGGTCCCATGTCTTGAAGTGGTCTTTGACGAGGATCATCCGTTGACGGTCAGCGGCGGTCATCATCGGCCAGCGGATGACACGGGCCTTCATGTAGAACGACATCGACGGGACACCGATGGTGGGGTTGGATCGGTTCGCAGAGTGGGTCTGGTGACGGTGCAGGTTCACCCCGTAGTCATCGAACACCCGCTGGATTTCGGGGTCTTCCACCACGGCGGCTTCACGGTTCACCTCGTAGCAGTACCAGACGGGCCGGTACTTCACGATGGGGTCCACCACCAGCTTGGACTTCAGGCCCGAGATGCCGAGCTTCGACCCGAAGAAGTAGTCGATGAGGGTGATCGTGTTCCGCTCCCTATCGACCCCCCACACCACCCAGGCGGCACCTGCCGACCGTGCAGGGTCGGCACCGACGACCAGCAGCTCCGACGGTTTGTAGGTCTGGAAGGTGCGTGCCTCGTCGTCGGCGGCGTTCAGGGTGTGGTCGGTGAAGTCGCCGGTGATGATCGACGGCGGGTTCTGCTGATACATCGTCTCAAACAGTTCCTCGTCCCGTTCCCGAATCTCCCGCAGGCCACGGATGCGCTTCACCCTTCCCCCGTATGCGTTGACGATGTCGTCGGACACCTCCGCAGCGGCGACACGTTCACCGTTCGGCATCTCAAAGTGGGAGTCGAGCGGGAACCTGTCGGGCCAGTACGACACCTCGTTGCCGTTCTCGTCGTGTTCGATGGCGGGCATGACGACGACGGCGACACCGTTCGCATACTTCGTGTAGTGGCGCCCTTGGTGGACGACGTTGGCGTCACCGACGAGGGAGTTGATGATCCGCTCATAGTTGTCGCCGGGGAGGCATCGGGTGCCGAGGATGAGCAACCGGCCTGCCTCGTCAAGTCGGGACAGGGCGGTACCCATCACCCACGCATACTGCGATTCCCGTGCCGTCGAGGTCATCTGGTTCTCACGGTCGAACACATCGGACATGACGAGCGTGTCGATACGGGAACCGTAGAGCTGGCCCTCCATGCCGGTGGCCCACAGGTTCGGGTCGGCCTCGGGTGCGCCCGACTTCAGGAAGTAGATTTCGTTCTTCGTCCAAGTGGTCGGGTCGAGCTTGTTGCCTTCGTGATCGACCATCCCCTTCTTGTACTTGAACGGCCCGTAGTCTTCGATCAGGTTCCGTTCCGGTTTCACGGAGGTGGCACCTGGCGGCGAGTTGGAGTAGGTGCGGGGGTCGGTGAGGTACGGGTCGATGCGTTCAGCGATGCGGCGCCTCGCGAACGATTCGCCACGCATGATCCACGCTGCACGGTGCTCCCGGTCGTCGCATGTCTCGTACAGCAGAAAGTCGCCTGCGGTGGTGTCCTTCCCAGCGCCGGGAGGCAGGAGGGCGATGACGACGAGGTTGGTGCGGTCCTCGTAGGCTGCGACCAGTTCTTCTTGGTGCGGCTCGACGCTGCGCCCGATGTAGCGGGGCCGCCATTCGGTGAAGGTACCTTTGGGTGGGATGGGGCGGGTGTCGTCGTAGACGAGCCCGTACTGGTCTTTCCCGGCGATGCGTGCGCTGCGGAGACGACCTTGCCGCACCTTCGCCATCTCGTCATAGGCGAGACGGAAGGTGCCGTCCCTCATCCAAGTCCGTACTGTTGCGGAGCTGATGTCGGTGGCTCGACACGCTTCTTCGATGGACTTCGCAGTCGAGTATGCGGCGAGGAACCGCTGCTGCTTCTCCTGCTTGCGTCGGGTAGCAGCGTGCATGGGTGCCTTTCGTTTCCGTCAGGTTACAGGGTGACGGACAAGTCAGCGGAATCAAGTGACGAGTCGTTGAAGTTGTTCCCGGTCCAGGTGGTGCCGGTGCCTTCCCCGTCGTAGTCGCCGTTCCACACGTTCTCACTGTCGGACCAGAGACGGACATTGTTGTTCGACACGACATGGCCGCCCCATGACCCGCCCGCGTAGTTGATGGCGTAGATGCCGACGTTCGATGAGGCGCGGGGCAACTGGGACGGCTGCTTGATGGTGTTGCCGTCGATGGTCATGTTGGTGCCGCCTGCGATCCCGATGCCGACCTGTCCCGGCAGGTACAGGGTGTTGTCGAGGACATCACAGTCGGAGCCGCCGCCGTCACCGACGATGATGCCGGTGCCGGAGGTGGATGTCCAGCCGCCGTCGATCACATCGGCACGGGCGCCTTGGATGTGGCAGCGTTGCACCACCGAGTTCGTCGCGGAGAACAGCGAGATGATGTCCTCGGTGTCGCCGCCGACGATCTTGCAGTCCTGCACGGTGACGTAGGACGGGCCGTTGACGGTCTGGAGGAAGTTCCCGTTCTGTGTGTCGTACCGTTCGGACGGGCCGGTGATGTTGCGAGCCCGGCACCACTCGACGGTGATGTTCGTCCCGCCGAAGATCGCGAACGGCTGACCGATCGTGTCGAAGTCGCAGTACCGGACGGTGACGTTGGTGCAGTCGATGAGCATGATGCAGACATGGTCGTTCGACGGGTTCTGTGTGTCGAACGGGATGTTGTAGAACGACTTGTTCTCAATCACGAAGTTCGACTGGCCCTGGTAGATCAGTTGCGTGGAGGCGGGGCGGGCCATGAACGACACCCCGTCGCCCCACGACGAGCCTTGGTTGGCGACGGTGACCGACCCGGCGGTCGCATGGACCGTCTTCGCTGCCGGGGTGATGCTGTAGGTGACGGGGGTCAGGATCATCGTGCTCGGGGTGACGGTGATGGTCTTCGCTGCCGGGACGATGGCTTGGGTCGGTGACGCGTCCACATCGACCGACCCGGCGGTGGCGGTGACTGACACCGCGGCGGGAGTGACGGCGGCAGCGCCGGGAGTGATGATCGGTGTGTGGGCCACGACACGGATCGACGCAGGGTCGAGGGTGAAGCTCTTGTCGCTCGGCATCTCAGATGCGCCGACGAACGCACCGGACGCCTGC